AGACAAAGTATAACCTAAATTAGGTACCTCATCATTAGTACTAATAAGCTCAATATTAGGATTGTATTTTTGACAAATTTCAGCTACTTCTTTTACTGTTGCTTGCTCATTAACTAAATGAAAAGTTTCATTTTTAACTTCAGCTTCAGCCATAAATTTAAAACAACGAGCAACATCAATAAGATTTACTAAACTTTTATATTGAATACCACCTGAAAATAGTTTAATATTTTGATTTTGAGATACCATTTTAGAGAATAAATTAGGCATAATTCCAATTCTCATAGTGTCTGTTGAATAACCATAAACAGAACCCAAACGTAAAATAACATAATTTTTACCTGAGGAAGTTATGTCTATTTCATTTTGAGTTTTACTTGTAGCATAAGTTAATACAGGACAGGTTGGTTCGTTTTCAGTAATATTGTGTTTAGTTTCTTCAAAACCTTCATAAACAACGTGAGTAGAAGGGAAAACAATTTTACAATGTGATGGAATAAATTCTAAAATATTATTAGTCCCATCAATAGCAGTTTCAATAATTTTTTTATCTTGTTCGCTATTAGATTCTGTTTTTACATAAGCTACATCTGTAATACCAGCTAAATGATGAACAATATCAGCATCTGCTAATATTTCTTTCATTTTATCTTTATCAAGAATCGATGCTTGAATAAATTCAAAACCCCAATCTCTTAATTGTTTTACTCTTTCAGATACAAATCTGTTATCTGTAACTATAATGTTTTTAAAGCGAGTTTCTCCGGAGTAAAGTTTACACAATTCACTACCAATATAACCTAATCCTCCTGTAATAACTATTTTTTGTTTCATAAAATAAATGTAAATATAACTTGTTAAATATCCAAATTAAAAATAAGTAATTGTATTATCGTCGTCTTTATTAAATTTTTTTAATAATTTATCTTTTATTTTCTTAATTTCTTCAGTAATTTTATCTTTTTTCCACTGAAATTCATAATTGGTGTTTTGATTAATATTTTCAAGAACATCTAAAGATTGTTTTAAATCATTAAGTTCTTTTACTTGTTCTTCAGATAAATTAGCTGTTTTAGTTTCTTCTTCATCTATAATACTATCATTATTAGTATCTGCTTGTTCAAATACTTGTTGAAGTTCTTCTTCCTCTACTACTCCATCACCATCTAAATCTAAATTAGTAGGTTTTGGGTCTGGTTCTTCATAGTATAGTTTACCTGTTTTAGGGTCTACAAATACAGGAATTGGTTGGTCTTTTTTAGGTTCTTCAACTAGATCTTCTATTATGGCAGGAGATGGATTACCATATTCATCCCATTCTAAATCATCTTGATAATCCATCAAACTAGCTTCTTCCCATTCTTTTATTTCATCTTCTAAATCATCATATGCTTCAACCACTTTTTTCATTCCATCAATATTTTCTTCTAATGAAGATTCTTTTTTAGGACGAAGTTGAGCAAAAGCAAAGTTTGCTGCTACTACAAGAGAAATAGCTAATGGATCAAATACAAAAATAATAACAAGTAAGAACCAGTTGATAATTTTATCCATAGGTTGACCTGTTAAATTTGAAATATATTTAAGAGGACCTAATTCACTGGTAGCTTCACTATTTACTTTTACATTTAGGATTTGGGTTTCTAAACTAAAAATAGAATCATTTACAATATCTAATTTAGCTGCTAATTTTTCATTTTCCTTAGCTGTAGATTCAATATTTCTAATAGCTGAGTTATTTGTTCTAACTACTAAATTACCATTTTTATCTGTGTATTGAGTTGTTGAACCTTTAGATAAAGTTCCTCTAAGCTCATTATTTGATTTTCTATCTGCTAGAAGATTATCTCTAGTTTCCTCATATAATACTTTTTTAGACTCTAAAGCAGCAATCTGTTTATCAACAATCTCTGATTGGGTAGCTGTTTCTTGATATGCTGCTGATAAAAATCCATAAATACCAGCTGAGGTAATTAACACTAACACACAGGCTGCTATTGTCAAATAAATTTTAAGTAATTTAGGTAATGTTTTTCTATATTGATACAATAAAGAAGCAATCACCAATTTTGATACCTCTAAAGAAGAGGCCATTATAATTACAGCGAAACTAGCCCCAGCAAATAACATGCTGAGGCCAGTCACTGAATAGAACGCGGCCGAAGCCGACACTGACAGGGCGGAGAGTGCGATTACTAATGGTAGTAAGTACTTTTTCATAGTTATAAATATTTTATCCGTCGCAACTTATGCAGTCTACAGTACGTGAACCTAAATCACCTTTAATAACTGAATCTGTGCGAAGGTAATATAATGTTTTAATTCCCAATTTCCAAGCTTCCATATGTACTTGATTAATCCAACGTGGAGAATCTTTAGGATCAAATGAGAGGTTAAGAGATTGAGTTTGGTCAATATAACGTTGACGAACTGCGGCTTGTTGTACAAGTGCTAATTGGTTAACTTCAGGAAAGGTTAAGAATACTTCTTTTTCTTCATCTGTTAAAACCTCATGAGATAAATTTTGGACTGAACCATTATCAGCTAAGATTTGATCCCAAATTTTGCTGTTGTTTTTACCTTTAGATTCAAGTAATGCTTCTAATTCAGGGTTTTTAACGATAAATGTTCCTTTAGCACCATTAAATACGTAAACGTTTGCTGGTTGAGGTTCAATACCTGCAGAACAAGCATTAATACGAGAATTTGATACTGTTGGAGCAATAGCTAATAAGTGTGTATTACGCATACCTGTTCCTTTACACCAAAGTGGTTCACCATATTCCATAGCCAATTTACGTGAAGCTGCTTCTGCTTTAACTTTAATATCACTAAAGATAGTGTGAGTCCAAGCTGTTGAAGCAATTGAGTTAAATGGTAAGTTTTTCTGTTGTAAAAAAGTGTGCCAACCCATTACTCCTAAACCAAGTGCGCGTCCTTTTTTAGCATGACGGTGTGAGCGAATCATTGATTCTTTACCATTTGTTTTAACGATAAATTCTTCCATTACACCATCTAAGAAGTAAATAGCGGTTTCAACAACATCTGTGTTTTTCCATTCATCATACTTGGCTAAGTTTAAAGAGCTTAAACAACAAATAAATGAATGTTCCTCATCTGTATGTAATGTAATTTCAGTACAAATGTTAGTCATAGAAACATCTAAGTTATTCATTCTATATGCTAAAGGATTGTCTTTATTGATATTATCCTTAAACATAACATATGGTTCTCCCGTTTCTACGCGTGATTTAAGTATTTCTAACCACAAGGACATAGCTTCGCTGTCGCGATCATTTAAGCGCTTCATAAACGCATCATCAACAACTACACATTGGTGGAGGTTCAAACATTGACGATTAGGATCACCTTTAGGTCTGCGAATTTGTAAAAATTCTTTGATATCAGGGTGATTAATATCTAAGTTTACTGAAGCTGCTCCTCTACGTACTGAACCTTGATTAGTTGCAATAATAGTTGAGTCATAAATTTTAGCCCAAGGAACTACTCCTTCTGATTTTCCGTTTCCGGTAATGTTTGCTCCTCTTCCTCTGATTCTTGACAACGAGATTCCAACTCCCCCTCCATACGAGGTGAGTCGCATGAGTTCCGCGTTTGTAAGGCCAATACCTCTGATTGAATCTGGAGTATCGATGCCAAAGCAACTGATCGGGAGTCCTCTGTCTGTCCCTGTGTTTGAGAGTACAGGGCTAGCCAATCCAATCCATCCATTCCAAATGTATTTAAAAAATTTGTTTTCTAAGTCTGGGCGATTTAAACGCATCGCCACCGCGTGTGCTACTCGTTTGTAGGCTTTTCTTGGGGTTTCACCTGGTAAAAGATAACCTTTGGAAATAGTTGATAAAGCTACTTCATCAAAATATTCAGGATAATCTTTACCACGTTCCCATTGTGTGTAGTCTATTACTAAATTATTGTCCATTGTTTTAAAATACTATTAAGGGTACAGTAAATTGATTACCATAAGTGCTATATTCAAATTCTCTAAATTCACTAACACCTGGGTTATTTGGAATAAAAGAGGGTTCGTGATCTTTAACTTCTAATTTTTTTGTTGGGTTAAATCCTTTATAAACTTTAACAACAGCATATCCATTATTAAATCCTATAAAATTAAGTTTTTGCCAATTACCACCACTATAAAGTTGAGTAAAAGTTAATGCTCCATTTTGATAGATTTTTACTTCTAATTTAGCAGGTACATCTGTTTTAATCCAAAATTCTTTATGAGATTGGATTTGTTCGGTTTTATAAGAGGTTGTATCAATTTCTTTTTCACAACCTAATAAAAACAAAGATAAAAATAATATTAAAAAATTAATTCTGCGTCCCATTCCATGTGGCCTTTTGAGTAGTTAGTAACACGATTTGCGAAAAAGTCTGTATGTTGTTTACCAGCTGATAAAGCATCAAACCACTTCATTCTCTCAACTGAGGTCATATCAATATCAGTAACAATTGGTCTATAACCTAAATCTCCTAATTTTGTATTTACTCGGTTTTTGATAAAGTTTTCCAAATCGTATCTATTACATTGTTCTAGATCACCAAGTTCGTAAACTTTATTGATAAAATCAAGCTCAAGTTTAAGAGAAAGTAAAGCTGCTTCATTGATTGCTGCCTCAAGTTCTGGGGTTTTGAGTTTAGGATTTTCTTTAATTAAAGTTCTAAACAACCAACAACCAGCTTCTGAGTGCATTGATTCGTCTCTAATAGACCATTCAACAATTTGGCCAATTCCTTTGAGTTTGTTTTTCATTTTAAATGATAACAATACAGCAAATGAACTAAACAAATTTACACCTTCAGTAAATGCTGAGAAGATTGCTAGTGATTTTGCTACCTCGTGCCAGTTAATTTCGTCACCAAAGCTATCTCTAATAGCCATAAGTGTTTCAATTTTAGCCATTGTAGTTTCGTCTTCAAGAAACTCACTAAAATCATCTAAACCTAAAGTCTCATTCAACAAAGAATATGCCTCAGCGTGAATAGTTTCAAAAGCACCAAATGTGGTAGCCATCATAATAACTTCAGGTTTACGGAACCATTTAGTTACTAATCCTGACCAATAGTCGTTTACAATTGTTTCTGTTTGAGCGAATCCTTTTAAGATAGAACCTACAATGTTTTTTTCAGTTTCACTCAAATTCTGTTTCCAGTCATTTAAGTCACTCATCATAGGCACTTCTGTATGTAACCAGTGTGCTTGTTGTTGTTTGAGCCAATAGTCATAAGCTTCGGGATATTCGAATGGCTTATACACTAACCTAGGTTTTATAATACTTGTCATAATTTTTAATTAATTGTTAAGTTCAAAAAATTTGTTACGCAACTCTTTTTTGTCCATATAATCTACGTTATTGAAAACAGGAGCTTTTGAAGTTGTTGTTGTTTCCTCTTCATCATCATCCATACGTTCTGAAACCTCAAAATGGCCAGTGGATGTGTCAGCTTTGACATTAAAGGTCATACCATCCATACCATATCTGTTCTTCATAATGTGAAATCTTCCTGTTCCGTTAACTTTATCTTGACGTTTTCTTGATAAGGATATTGCCACATCGGTAATCATGATTTTATCATAAGAACCGGCTGCTTTATCGCCTTCAATAATATCGTCTTTTGCACCAGCTCGGTTTACTTGTGAAACAGACCAAACAGGAATGTTTAATTCGCGTGCCAAAGCTTTTGTGCTAACATAAATATCATCTATCTCATCTTTACGCTCGCGATTCGTTTTCTTTGAACGAAGAAGATCTACATAATCAATAATAACTAAATCAGGAGCAAAACCTTGATCAATACATTTTTTAATGTGTGATTCAATAGTAGACATAGATGCTTTACCAGGAGAATATTCTTTAATAATCAATTGACCTTGTAAATCTGTAACTGTTTCTTCTACTTTATCTCGGTATTTTTTCTCAGTAATTTTGTTTACTGGGGTGTTGGTAAAGAAAGCATCATAACGACGGCCTACATAATCTTCACCTAATTCTAGAGTATAGTGTAAAACATTATAGCCCATTTTAACAGCATAACCACCTAAAGCAATAAGTGTCCAAGATTTACCACCACCAGGATTACCAAAAATCAAACCAAAGTCTCCATTTCCTAATCCTCCTTGAAGCAAATCATTAAATAAACTCCAAGGACAAGGCACTACAACTCGGTGATCTTCTCTGTAACGAGATTCAACATCTTTATTATACTCGTGTCCAACATTTTTGTCTTGACCCGCTTTAAGTGCGTTATCAATGAGAGATCTAATTGTATCATAATCTCCCGCGTTTAAAAATTCTACGCTTGACAACAACGCTTTCTTAAGTTGCTGATTTTTACAAAAGTTAGAAAACTCTTCTTCAACATACTTAAGATCCTCATCAGAAGCTTTGTAAGCTTCACGAAGCTGTTCTTTAACAGATACTTGTAATACTTCATTGTCAATTTTTTTCAATTCTACCTTCAAAACATCCATTGAAGGTGTAGTATGATATTTTTGATAATATTTTATAATTTCCTTGATAATCCAGCGCTGTGCCTGGTTGTCAAAGTAATCTTCACTAATAACATCATGAATGTTGAGTAGAAACTCTTTGTGTGTTAAGAGTGAGGATAATACTTTGATTTGAAATGCAATACCATATTGCGAAAGGTTTGATAATGTCATATAACTTATTTACTTAAAACTATTTAATACTTTGAATGTGTCATTAACCCAAAATTCTACATTTTTGATTAAATGGCCTAAACCATCATCGTGGTAAAATCGTAAGAAAGCTTCAGTATTCAAAGCTATATTATCTGATTCTGCAAAAGCTTGAAGAAACTCTTTATCACCATCATCCAATAAAGGGTTTTTCAAGTCCATAATTCTATAATTTTGCTCTAGTCTATCACGTTCGAAAGCGATACGAGCATAAATAACATGCTCCTTATGTTTCTGTTCTGCTAAATCAAAAAGGTCATCTAATGTTAATATATCAGTAGATAATTCAGGAAATTTTTTAAATAATCCTTTAGCTCCTAATCCTTTTACACCTGCTACTTTATCTGAATTGTCACCAATTAACATTTTATAAAGGATAAAGTTTTCGGCTAATACACCGAATTTTTCCTTTACAGTATCTTTAGTATAATACTCTTTTTCGATTGGACGATACACAATAACATCGTCATTTACCAGTTGTACAAAGTCTTTATCCGATGATACTATAAAAACCTTGGAACCGTATGTTTTAGGAAGTAAATCGCTATAATACGCTATAATATCATCAGCTTCTGCTTTATCAATAGCAATTGTTTTAACAGGCAAGCATTTTAGATAATGAGCAATACGAACAATTTGACTGATTTTGGCATCATCTTCATCTTCTAGGTCCTCAAATACTTCCCAGTTTGTAATTCGGTGTTGATTACGACCTGATTTGTATTCGGGGAGTAGGTTCTTCCTGTTTGTGGAAGAACCCATCCCATCGAACACTACAAACACTGATGTGGGTTGAATTTGATTAATTAGTGAACCTAATGAACGAATGAATCCACCTAAACCTCCAACGTGTATCCCTTGAGGGTTTACAATATTCATCATGGCAAAATTTCTAAAAAACAAATTTAAACCATCAATTAGGAGTACACGGTCGTACTTTTTACTGGATACAATTTCATTCTCCTCTACAACATTGTCGAGAAGTTTAAATAATTCATTCTTCTTCATATTAATCTGGTTCCTGGGTAAAGATACTTTCTGGTTCGAATGAATCTTGTTCTTCAAAAATGTCAAAATCCATACCACCTAAAACTTTCATCCACTCATTAGCATGAGCATCTTTATATGCTTTAAGTTCCTTGTCAGTATCATTAATGAACCCGTGAGGAGTCATAATAATTTTACCTCTAGATTGAACACCATTAATGTGGTTTTTGTCGATTTGAATATTTGTACGTTTTGCAAATTCGACTTGCTTACCATCTTTAATAGCTTTGATTTTACTGGTACCAGCGTTTGAAATATTACCGAATGTTACTACAAATGTAGCGTCAAACCACATAGCGAAACCACCTTTATTCATCAACTTAGGTTGACCCATAGGTACTTCTGCTTTTGCTGTCCAAACCTTATTTACACATACTAAAGTATTAGTATAAGGTGAAGACTCTTTACGCGACAATGTAATTTTTTGGTTTACGTTGTTTCCAAATTGGGTTGACATTGCTCCAGCATTCCACTCGTTATTGTTTTTGTTTGATTTAACAGACAATTCACAAGGAACTGATCCAATTGAATCCCAAAGGAATAATAGATCATAAGGTAAATTACCTTTTTTCTGTTCATCTAACAAATCCAAAATAAATGCTGCTACATCTTCAATAGTGTGTAGTGTTTCACGGTCAACATAAATGAAATTACCTTCGTAATTCAAAATTTCACCAGTTTGTTCATCTACAATTTCTTTTACTTGAAGACCCATTTGAGTAGCATGTTCCCAATTCCATTTCATCTCGGTTACAATGAATACAGGTAGAACATTCATTTTTTGAGCAGACACTGCTGCTTCAATCATTGCAGTTGTTTTACCTGTATCACTGTGACCTCGAAGAAGTACAATATGGCCCATAGGGATTCCAGGTACTGAGGTTACTTCCTGGAATGCACCACTTAGTGGAATCCATCTCTGCTCTTTAAACTTAACATTTGAATTTAGCATTTTTTTCTCCTTAAACTTAGACAAATCAAAGTTTGACCTAAGTTCAGAGGATAGAGCAGCCGTTAGCGATTCGCTTTTTTTACTTCTTGCCATATTGTTTTAAATTAGAAAGGTAGATCGTCGTCTTCGTCAAACAAAGCATCAAACTTATCTGCTTTACTTACTTTTTCAGCCGCAGGGGTTTTCAAAACATAAGGTTTAGCAGGAGCTTCAACTACTTCTTCTTCCTTTTCATCATCAATGATGTCACCCTCTTCGTGCTCGTCTTCAGGAGACAACCACTCTTGAAGTGCAGACTTCATTTCTTCAAATGAATAGCGCTTAAACACTTCCATTGGATTAGGTTGATTTTCAAGCAACGCCTCAATTGTTGCTTTGTCATCTGCCAAAGGAGTTACTTTAACCTTAGGCATAATAGTTGTTTTGTTGTAGTTTGTGCCTGTCACTTCAGGACCTACAGTAGTCAAGGTAATATCTCGACCTTCATTAATGTCGGTAAAATCACCAACATCCTCATTGTCAGCAAGGTTCAAGAAATCCATATACAATTCCTTACCAAACTGCCACAATTTAACACCTTCGCTTTCTTCACCACGTACAATTACAGGGATAAAAACACGCATTTTTGGGTCTAATTTCTTAGCCAAACGCCAGTTTTCCTTGTCGCTAGTAGTACGCAATTGTTTAGCAAATTCTACGATTGGGTCTTTTTCACCCCAATTGGTTGGAGATACCATAGTATTTTTTCCAATACCATAATGGAAATACATTTCGGTAAATGGGTTTTTCTTGTTGTACTTAGAGGGCACAACACGAATTACTTGTTTACCTACTGAGGGTTTCCAAAAGACAGATTTTTTCTCTCCGTTGCCTTTACCGGATTGCTTTGACTGCATTGCAGACAGTCGATTTCGCATTTCATTTAAATCCATAACTAATCAAATTTTGTTTGTAACATTAATATAATAACCTTTGATGCAATCACCAAATTAAAGTTCAACAATCTTAAAAACTTTTGTATTAAGTTGTTTTAAGTCTCCGTTTTGAGTTAAGAGAATACAATTTTTATAGTGCTGCCAATTCACACGATATGAAGTATCAACTACTCCACCATTTAATTTCTTAATTAAGTCGTTTAGGGCATTAATTGTATATAGTGTATTTGTTTCTTTTTTACGGTGAACTAAAATAGTATTTACTGGTATATTGTTTACGTTGGCTTGTTCAACGTTGTATGTAATTACATATTCACCCGTACTTTTAACAAATAACACGAACATCTTATTGTACATAATAGAATATGCTCTTGATATACTGTCAACCATACCATCAAGTGCGTCTTCATCAACAAATGTACAAAATAACTTGTTATTCAAATCTTTAATATTTAGTTGGGTTTGCTCCCAATAAATATCATAATAACTATTCAAAATCGTAACTGCTTCCATTTTTAACCTTTATTTGTAGACCTTTATTTTTAAATATATTTTCTATCTCATTTATTAAATCCTCATTCGCATCGTAATCAAACAAAAAACTATCGTACGTATATAATACTAACTTTGTATTTTTGCCTCTTAAAAGCTTATGTATCTCCATCAAGATACAAACGTTTGTTGACGTTTCCAAGTTTTGTAAAACATAATTAAACAACTTTTGTGGATTCATATTATCCAACTCACTTTTTTTAAAGATATAACCCGAACCCGGAACCACAATTTGCCCCGAATTATTAAATTCATTCCAGTTGGAATTAATAAATTTACTTACTTTTTGAAAAAATTCAAGGTGCGCATACTCTTTAAAAACGCCTCCGTATAGTTGCTTAAACGTGAGCTCTTTCGCTTCTTTGTAGCTCGTCCCGTATAGGTCCGCGAACGTTTGATGTACATCCTGTCCACCAAAATCCATGGCAACCAAACGAGCAGCAAGATGGGGATGGTATGCGCTAATATCGAACTCCACGAAACCATACTTCGATATGTAGCTTCTCCTTGAGCCATTTTCTTTGTTTAAAGCGGCAAAATTAATGCCATTAAAAGAGTTACTTGGTCGTTTAGTTGTTGTGTAAAGGTTGTAATTTGTATAAACTCTTTCCTCACCAACAGAGTAGAAATCTTTTGTGGGTTTAAAATATTCATTAAAAACTGCTTCATCTGTTTGTATTCCGTTTTTCTCGATTCCAAAGAATGCGAATGTAGTTTTGTTGTTATAAAAATCAAAATACGAGGGTAAATCCCTTGTAAAATGTGGTTTTACTTTATTATAAATATTATCGCATACCTCATAGTGCTTAACAATCGGTATTATTTTATTGATTTTTTGATTATCCGGATACTTGTTTTGAAAGTATGTGTGGGTTGGTGTAAGTTCTGGTATATACGGATTAGATATTATGTTTACGTCGAGCAGGCTTTTAATGGGGAAATAATATAATGCGTTTTTCTTATCTCGCACCCATAGTCGCTCTACTCCTTGTAATAACGTGTTTATATGTGTTTTATTGAGCGATAAAGTCTCGCTATGGTCAACACATAACATAAATCCCTTTTGTTCTATAGACGGCCTAAAATAAATTAGGGATACATCATTTAAAGCAGGATGTACTTTATCGTGATAAGGCACTATTTCAATGAATGCCTCATTGTATTTTCTATTTATTAAATACTCAAGCTGCTCTTGAGACTCTATTAACCAAAACATTTGTTATAACCATTTTATTGATAATATTTAAGATAATCAAACTTTAGGTAATTTCCAAATCTAGGTAATTTTTGTCTATAAGAAGCTAATTCAACTATATTTCTATTTGTTTTAGCTACTTGCTCTTTATCTCCAGTTAAAACCCAAGTAATAATAAATGGAATGTAAAGTGAAAATTCAATTTGAGGATCTTTAGCTTTTAATTTAGAAAATTGATCTTGATTAATTTCAATATAAATTACCTCATTTGCTTTCTTACAGAAATATCTTTGAAATTCTCCGTTTTGATAATCTTGTTGAGTTGGTAAAACTGGAGAATAATAAGGAATAAAAGTTAATTGCTGTTGAGGTTTTAAAGTATTATAAATAAAATTATTTTTAGGATCTTGAGTTTTATTATTATAAACTATTCCATCATAGTTATCAGCAAATTGAACAAATTGTCTTCCTGTTGTTTCTGTTTCAGCTGTGGCATCCCAAAAACCTTGAGTGTTTTGGAAAAGTTCTAAATTAGGTCTATCATCAGTATTTCTACCAGTAAAATATTTTCCAGTACTAACTTTAAAATAGTATCCAGTATAACTTTCCCCGTTAAGGAAAAATTCATTTCCGTTTGTGTATAAATTAGGGGTTATTTGAGATTTTGGAAAATACATAATTACATTCCTTTAAATAAATCTTTAAATCTAGCATCTGCTGCTAATTTTTTAATTTTATCATCATTAATACTTTTAGGTAAAGC